AAACGTTCCATCATTAGGAAGATTCTTCAAAAAAGAGGCAAGGTAATCGTGTAATGGTCGAAGTAAGGACTGAGTCCAAAAATCAACCATAGCAAATACACGTACTTTACCTGCTGCTTCCTTTTTTAGCGATAACTGACCCAGATTAGTATACGTTTTTGGACCAATACGCTCAAAGTCAACACCCTCATAGATAGCACTATTATGTGCATCGCCGAGTAAGTGATTTAACTTGTGTATATTGGATACCAATTCACGGATACCCTTATCAATAGGTATTATACCGCTGTCATAAAGGAAAGAAAAATGTTCTCAGAGATCAACATCCTTTTTCAAGGTGTCGAGATCTTCGAACATTCCCAATCAGCTCACCTTGTGAGTAGATGAACTTTTTGACAGCCATTGCAGGTCCAACTCAGGCAATGAGATACTTTTAGTGAATCTTCCAAAATAAGTTGGGGTTAATACCTTAATTTCATCTTGGATCACCGCTAATTTCTCTCAGGACCCTGAGAACGGATCCGTTATTGTTGATAGTTTTAACTTCCCGGGTACGTTAAGTACTCGATAAAGTGAGAAAACTGTCAACCACCATCTGATTACAGACGGTGAACCTTGACAAATCGCCCTTCGGTCAGCCTGCGGTATAAACCGAGGTAACCGAGAAGGAGATAGTCTAGGTAACGGTAGATCAGGCTCTAAGTCTCTTAATGAACTTATCCTGTCTTCTGCAATCCTTTTTTGTAGACAAAGTTGCGATGCCTTTAGATACTTGACAACGAAGGTATCCCCATGGTGCTTTCGCATCTTAAGGATATACCTTCCGAAACCAAGTAATTGTCTAATGCGCCGAGGTAGACTCACTCCCCGCGTGTAAGATGCGAGTATTAATCGTCATCCCAAACGCCGGAGTAGTGCCAACAGCTCAATACTGTTGAGTGATACCAATCGATCTTGCACTATGAAATCTTTGAAAAGATCTCGAAATGATATAAATTTATATTGTTTTTGGGATTTTTTCATGTTTCATTTTAATTTACTAGTCTCTATCGTATCAACGCCAATACGGCTACTCGATAGAGCTCTTCCCGCTCCCATTAGGGATGCCAGGGTGGTAAATAAGTGCGAGAGACGATCTCCGCTGTTCCAATTAAGGGACGGCAGGTATAGTCTTTCGACTCGAATCGCGACGAAAGACCCCTTTTGAGGGGGGGCTTTCATTCTTTTTACGCTACGATTCTGTATCTACTAAACGCGGTAGAGCAGTCTCGTTAGCCTCCTAAACGCACGATCTGATTACCCTCGAAAGAGGACCAGACTGCTAAGGAGATCGTGGGGACTGCTAGACTTAGTCTAGTAGTTCCTACCAATTAGCGCTTCTCTCCGACCATCTCTATGCGACTCCCAATCAGGAGACCACAGCTGCTTGAACAGCTGCGCGTCCTGAATAGAGCCATAAGAGATCCGGAGATAGCCACCAAAGGGTAGCTGGGAATATTTTTCCCAGTGGGTCCCTCGGAGAGAGAAATCTCTC